AGCTGGCGCGCTGCTCTGGGGAACAGAGTACGGATCGCATGGCGGCGTTGACTCAATCGGCCGAACATTTACCAACAGATTTAAGACTCCTTACAATAAGCGCGGCTACTGGATCGCTCCAGCGGTCGATTTCTACGTTCCGATCGTTGCGCGAGAATACGCGCTTATGGTTCAGCAGATCGCTAACGAATTGAGGCTAAAGTAATGGCGGGCATTCCAAAGATAAAGATTACTTTTGACGCCGATTTCGACGAGTTAAAGAAGGGCGTCAAAGGCGCACAAAATGAAGTCGAGGGATTCGGATCTAAGGTAGGGGACTTCGCTAAGAAGGCTGGAGCAGCTTTCGCATTAGCTGGAGCGGCTGCGGCCGCCTATGCTGGAAAGCTTCTTATCGATGGAGTAAAGTCTGCAATCGCCGACGAAGCAGCCCAAGCTAAGTTAGCTGCAACTTTAGGCAACGTAACAGGCGCGACCGATACCCAGATTAAGGCTATAGAAGAACAGATTCTCCAGACTTCTTTACTTACAGGACTCACAGACGACGAGCTTCGTCCATCGCTCGATCGATTAATTCGGGCAACTAAAGACGCGGACAAAGCTCAACGCTTGCAAGCTGTGGCCATCGATGTCGCCGCGGGCAGTGGAAAAAGTTTAGAGGCCGTTACGAATGCGATGGCTCGCGCAGCCGAGGGTAATACGGCGGCTCTGGGAAGACTGGGCGTAGGACTATCAGCTGCTCAGCTTAAAACTATGTCCATGGACGAAGTTACGGCCGCTCTAGCTAAAACTTTCGAGGGCCAAGCTTCTAAGCAAGCCGACACATTCCAAGGAAAGATGGCGCGTCTTACTGTTGCATTCGATGAAGCGAAAGAGACTGTAGGTTCTTACGTCCTAGACGCGATTACTCCGTTAATCTCTAGCTTCGTAAATAAGGGAATCCCAGCTATTCAGAACTTCGCTTCTGGATTATCCGTAACGCTGGGGCCAGCGTTTACGGCTATCTTTAAGGTCGTTAAGGAAGATCTTCTTCCGATCATTCAGTCATTTTTTAACTTCTTATCTACGGAGTTAATTCCAGCTCTAGGCGCAGTCTTCGGCCCAGCACTTCGAGGCTTGGCGAATGCGTTTAACACGATTAAGAACGCGGTGGCGGCTAACTCAGACGAACTCGCTCCATTGCTTTCACTGTTTAAGAGTATCTGGACATTCGTAAAAGATAATCTCGCTCCGATTCTTGGTGGCGCGTTTAAGGTCGCTCTCGAAGGTGTCGCGTTAATTATCGCTGGACTAGTAACGGCATTCTCTAAGTTCGTGGGATTCTTGACTTCGGCCTTTAACGGTATAAAGAGGATCGTCGACTTTATTAGAGATAATCCAATTACTAACATGTTCGATGATGGAAGTAAAGGCTTAAAAGCCAGCACTAGCTTTAGTGGTAGCGGTGGCGGTGGCGGTGGCGGAGTAACTATCGAATCGACTGGCGGATTCCAGACTGGAACACCTACGTCGAAGTTTAGTCCAGGAGCAGATCCTTTCACTTTTACAGGCGCGCCATTATCTGCTTATTCTCCAGCTATGCAAGCTGCGATCTTACGTCGTGAAGAATTAAAGGCCGAGACAGCTAGACTTAGGGAACAGCGCGAATCTAATGCAGCCGCTCGGGTAACTGTAAACATGGGCGTAGTCGGAGATCCAGAATCGGCAGCTAGAACGATTATTGATGTAGTAAATAAATCTCAACAGCGCGGCACTCTTGGCGCGGGAGCGTTCTTAACAGCATGAGCCAATGGACTCCAGTCTGGAGCGTTCTAATCGATGGAGTCGAGTATAAGAACATAACTCTAGCGAATCTCACTATCGAATCTGGGCGTCGCGACATCTATCAGCAAGCGGTAGCGGGCTACTGTAATTTATCGATTCTTAACATCGACGACACTCCTGTTACTGTAAACATTAACTCAGGCATAACAGTCTTCGTACAAAACTCCACAGCTACTCCAGTAGCAATCTTCGGCGGAAGCGTCAGCGACATTCTTACGACCGTGGAAAGATCGGGTACTGGCGGACTTGTCCAGACCGTCACTATTACAGCGTTAGGCGCGCTTTCGCGTTTACCGAAGGTACTTACCACTGGCGTCTTATCTAAAGACTTCGAGGGCGATCAGATCTACGACGTACTCGATGGCATTCTTTACGGAGCTTGGAATGAAGTTCCAGCCGCTCTTACTTGGGCTACTTACAATCCGACTACGACATGGGCTAACGCGGAAAACAGCGGCGTAGGCGAGATCGATCGTCCAGGTAACTATGAACTAACAGCCAGAGCTAGTAACGTGACGGATGCTTATTCTCTTGTCGCAGCTTTAGCCACTTCGGGACTCGGTTACATCTTCGAGGATTCACAGGGCCGAATCGGGTATTCGGACAGCACACATCGAAGCCAGTATCTAACGGCAAACGGTTACGTCGAGCTTTCAGCTTTAGACGCTTATTCCAATGGATTACAGACATCGACTAGAGCGGGCGACATTCGTAATGAAGTGACGATCACTTATAAAAATGGAGATCAGCACACAGCCAGCGACGCGGCTTCTATTGCGACTTATGGATCACTGGCCCAGAACATTCTTACGACACTAGAAAACGGCGTAGATGCCACTAACCAAGCAAACTTCTATTTAGCTCTTCGCGCTTACCCTAGAGCTAACTTCGAGTCGATTCGCTATCCACTGGGAAGCCCTAACGTAACGGATTCAGATAGAGACAGTCTTATCGGTGTCTTTATGGGAATGCCCGTAAACATTACCGATCTACCTATAAACATGGGATCAAACTTCCAAGGATTCGTCGAAGGCTGGAGATTCTCGGCTGGTTATAATTCTCTGGCTGTGGATCTTTACGTCACGCCGATCGCTTATTCTCTCGATGCGGTTCGATGGAATGACGTCGCGCCTTCCGAAACATGGAACACTATTAGCCCTACACTTATCTGGTTAAACGCGACAGTAGTCGCATAAAGGAGAAAAAATGGCAACGACTACGCCTAACTTCGGCTGGAGTGTTCCTACTTCGACCGACTTGGTAAAAGACGGCGCGACAGCGATCGAGACACTTGGCGATTCTATCGATGCTTCTTTACTTGATCTTAAAGGTGGGACGACTGGCCAAGTCTTATCGAAGAACTCGAACACAGACATGGACTTCACATGGATCGAACAAGACGACACGACTCTTTCATTTAATGCTCAAACTGGAACGACTTACACTCTAGTTATCGCCGATCTAGGAAAATGGGTAACGGCTTCTAATGCTTCGCCAATTACTGTCACAGTTCCGCCATCGGTCTTCTCGACTGGAAATACTATTAACGTCCAACAAATTGGAGCAGGACAAGTGACGTTCGCGCAAGGCGCAGGCGTTACTATCACTTCGACAGGAGCAACAGCTTCAGCTCCAAAATTACGCGCACAGTATTCAGCTTCGACAATTATCTGCACAGGATCGAACACTTTTACGATTATTGGTGACTTAGCATAATGTTAGTTATTCCCGGGATTATCGCATCGAGTAACTCCACTCCTTTAGATTTAATCATCGATTATCTTGTCGTCGCAGGTGGCGCGGGAACAGGTGGAGTCCAAGGCGGCGGTGGCGGTGCGGGTGGTTTACGTTGCACCGTAACGGCAACTGGCGGCGGTGGAACTTTAGAAACTCCATTAACTTTAGTAAAAGCTACTAATTACACCGTAACTATCGGCGCGGGTGGCACTGGAGTAACAACAGGATCAGCCACGAATGGAAGCAATTCGGTCTTCTCTACGATTACATCTTCTGGCGGTGGTATCGGCGGCTACTTTAATGGCACAGTTCCAGTATCGCCTTCTAGTGGCGGATCGGGTGGCGGTGGTTCTGGAATTGGTTCACAGACTGGATCTGCGGGAACTTCCGATCAAGGCCGCGCAGGTGGTAACGGACTTCGTGAGAATCCAGTCGTCGCAGGCGGCGGCTCAGGCGGCGGCGGTGGCGGTGCTAGTGTTGCAGGTACTAGCGCATCGGGTAGCGGAAATGATGTTACAGCTGGCGCAGGTGGTAACGGAGTCGCGACGTCTATCACTGGAACGTCAGTTACTTATGGCGGCGGTGGTGGTGGTGGAACAGATAGCCGCACAAACTCAGGATTTAGAACAGGTGCAGCAGGCGGCTCAGGCGGCGGCGGTGCGGGTGGATCTTCGACAAGTTCATCGGTTAACGGAACAAGTGGCACAGCGAACACAGGCGGCGGCGGCGGTGGTGGTGGCTACTGGGGCGCGACAGATACTTACGGCCAAGGTGGATCGGGTGGTTCTGGAGTCGTAATTTTACGCTATCGCACAGCTGCGGGAACAATCTCAATCGGCGCAGGTTTAACAGGTTCGACAGCTACAGACGGCATCTATAAAGTTACAACAATTACCGCGGGTACTGGAAACGTGAGCTGGTCATAATGGCACATTACGCATTCTTAAACGAAGATAATGTCGTTACCGAAGTTATCGTAGGCATCGACGAGACAGAGTTAATCGAAGGACTAGATCCCGAAACTTGGTATGGAAACTTTAGAGGCCAAGTGTGTAAGAGGACTTCCTATAACGGAAACATTCGTAAGAATTATGCTGGAATCGGAATGACTTACGATTCTGTTCGCGACGCATTTATTCCAATCGAGCCAGAACTACACGAAGGATTCGACGAGGAGACTTGTCGATGGATTATTCCTAAGAAGGAGAAACCATGAATTATCCAATAGGTACAGCTGCGGCCGTAGTAGAAGTCGCGTTAATCGAAGTCGGTACGATCGAAGAAGGCGATAATCTTACAAAGTACGGAAAGTTCACTAAAGCCGATGGTCTTCCATGGTGCGGATCTTTCGTTAATTGGTGCTTCCATGAAGCGGGCGTAAAGCTTCCATCGATGGTCTCAACAGCTGCGGGCGCGCATAAACTTAAAGAAGTAAGTCGCTGGGTAGATTCAGAGCCTAAAATCGGCGATCTTGCATTCATGGACTTTCCGCATGATGGCGTCGATCGTATTTCGCACATCGGAATCGTCGTAGGCGTTAAATCGAAGACGGTTATTACGATTGAAGGTAACACTTCGGGAACTGGCGATCAGCGTAACGGCGGAATGGTAATGATTAAAGAGCGGGCATTCGGGAGCGGTAAAGAAGTCGTAGGGTTCGGACGTCCTAAGTTCGTGGCTTACGCTGGCGATTATCCAGTCGTCGAAGTACCTACTCAGTCGGCAGCGAAGCCGAAGATCAAGGAGAAGAAAGATGGAAAACTTAAAAGCGTTACTCGCAAGCTGGGCGCGTAGCTTCTTAGCTGCGGGAATTGCGGTTTACATGGCTGGAGTTACAGATCCAAAGGCGATCGGCATGGCGGGCCTTGCCGCCGTTCTGCCCGTAATCCTACGCTGGCTAAATCCTAAAGATTCAGCTTTCGGGTTACAGGGGAAGTGACTCGGAAACTACTCGCGGGAAGTCTGGCCTTAGTCCTTTCGGCTGGGCTTTCCGCTTGTGGTTATCAGGGTTGGACTCGCTATGAATGCCAAGAATACGAGAACTGGTCGAAGCCAGAATGCCAAGAGCCACAGTGCGTCCCTACTGGAACGTGTACTAGCGACATCCTTGGAGAAGAAGCTCCACAGCCCAGCCCGACGCCGTAGCCCAGAAGAAGTCCACGCGACTCTGATCCTTATAATCGGATCAACTTTAGCCGCTGTCTTCTTGATCGTTACGCTTGGCATTACCTACGCGCTTATCTTCGTCACACAGCCGATTGGTAATCAAGCTCCGAACGATGCGGCCTTTATTGATCTTCTAAAGACTCTCGCGATCTTCTTAACTGGATCACTCGGCGGAGTTTTGGCAGGTAATGGATTAAAGTCCAAGCCGAAAACACCAATCGACACGCCGACATCTACGCGGGAATCTTGACCTATGTCCGTTCTTGCTTCACTCTTTACATAGGGAGCGCGAACGTCGCTTCCAGTATCGGGAGCAACAAATGAACGAACTATCTATCGTGATCTTCATGCTTATAGCTGGGATCTTATGGGCGGCTATGAGCTACTCAGTCGGTTATCGAGAAGGCCAGCGCGAAGGCTTTAAGCGCGGTCGAGCTGTATCACGTCACGCAGCTAAGGACGTGCGCTAATGAGCTTCTTAGACAATTACGAAGACGTCGCCGCCAGAATTGCCCGCCTATGGCTTACCCATCCGACAGCTAGAGTCCAGACGAACATCGTGGACTTTAACGCGGAGAAGGGTTACGTCCTTATCCAAGCCCAGATCTTTCGAGAGTACGAAGATCTACATCCATCGGCTACAGATTACGCATTCGGTAACGTGGCGACTTATAACGTCAACATGAAGAAGTTCTTCGTCGAGGACACTGTTACATCGGCCATCGGTCGAGCTATAGGTCTGCTCCTTGGAGCGGATAAGCGTCCGACAAGACAGGACATGGAGAAGGTCGAGACAATTAGCGCGAAGGTAGCCAACTCAACCGCCGACGATTACGATCCTTGGTCTACAAAGTTCGGAGAGATTCCAAGCTTTAAGACAGCCGAAGAAGCAGAGCAGAGCGGCATTCCTAGCCTTGGCTCATCGATGGACGAGATTGCTAAACAGCTGGGCGGAGAACTAATTCCAGAAGCTCCACAGTGCAGCCATGGGCATCGAATCTTTAAGACTGGAGAAGCTAAAACTGGTAAAGCATGGGGCGGCTGGTTCTGTGTCGAGAAGACTAAAGCTACTCAGTGCGCGCCATTATGGTACGTCTTAACTTCATCTGGAAAGTGGAGTCCGCAAGTATGAGCGATTTAATCGAGATCATTTATCCGCAATCGATGACAGCCAAGCTTCTACAGAATGGCGAAGTAATTGCAGAATACAAAATCGAACAGTGCGACAGCTGCTCCAAGCTAAAGAAGCTGGACGCTTTTGGTTATACCAAGGGTCAAGGCGGAGAGAAGTTAACCTGGCTATGCGGTGACTGTAGATGAAGATAAAGCCGACGATCGAGGATAAAGTTCTAGCTCACACTGTAGCTCTGGAACGAATCGCCCAGATCCAAGGTCACGCAGACGCTTCTAGTCGCTACGACAGAGAACTCGGCTTTCATGATTACGTCGCGCAAGTGGCAGAGTCAATAGTCGCCGAGATCTTAGTAGCTCGTTACTTAGGCTTTATTAACTTCGATCCCCGGGCTTCTCAGTTTAAGAAGACGGCGGATGTCGGAAGCTTTATCGAAGTAAAGTGGACGCGCTATGAATCTGGGCAGCTCATCATCTACGAGAATGATCGCCAGAGCGATGTAGCTGTTCTAGTCGTAGGCACTAGCCCAAATTACAGATTAGCGGGCTGGATACCTGTAGCCATGGCTAAGCGGCCAAGGTACAAACACGCTAAGCAGCCGACATGGTGGGTAACGCAACAGAATCTACAGCCCATCGAAAATCTTAAAGGGAGCAACTATGGACAAGCTGCGCTATAAGTGCCGAATGTGTAAGAAGGAGACAGAGCAGCTTATTCGTGTAATTACGGATAATCTTCCAGATAATGTAAAGACGATCCAGTGCTGCGTCTGCTCGACTATGACAGTGGCACTAATTGGAGAAGATCATGGCGACCTATGAATACAGGTGCGAAGTGTGTAGTAAAGAGCTAGAGATACAGCGTCCCATCGAGGACACACTGGCCAGAGATCCCTATTGTCCGAATTGCACAGTACCTATGAAGCGGGTTTATTCGTTAGGTGGCGTCGTGTTTAAGGGTAATGGCTGGGGCGGTAAGCCATGAAGTTATACACAGAAGTTATCCACAGGTTGTGCGCAACGCCCAAGGCTACGCTCATTACACTGTTAAACTTGACATCCTCGGTACGCTGTTATCGCTTAAAGCGAGCCGCTGTGGCGGATAGCTCGCTAAGGCGAATACAGCTATCGGCCAAGCTCTATGCTATTTCGGCATCGATCTTAATAACGAGCATTCCCGAATCAACAGCAGCTAATTATTCTATAGATCATCTAAAGCTCTACGCACATAGTCGAATCCTTGATTACAAAGAGTTCCAGTGCTTTAACAGAATCATTACTAAAGAATCCAGATGGAACTATTTAGCTAAAAACGGCAGCCATTACGGACTAGGCCAGATGAGATCCAAGCATTACAGAGATCTCGATCCATTCAGACAGATAGACGCTACTCTTAAATACATTACGAATCGTTACGATAGTAGCTGTAAAGCATGGGCATTTCATCAAGACAGGAACTATTACTAATGACATTACACAGCCAGCGTAAGAGTAACTCGACACAGTGGAAGAAGCTTCGGCTTCGGATACTTAATCGCGATGGATGGATCTGCTTTTGGTGTGGAATGGAAGCTAATACCTGTGACCACGTAATCCCAGTAGCTAGGGGCGGTTCAGATGATCCAGATAACCTAGTCGCAGCGTGTAAGCGATGTAACTTTAGTCGCCAAGATCGACTGCCCGAAGAGATGGATTTAGCGAAGAAGAAGGTGGGTGGTGTTTTTTTTAATGGGGATTCCACCGCCACTCTCTCCCGAGGTCTTCTTTCACCACCAAACGACTCGATAAAGCATGAATAGCCACGCAGAAGACTCGAAAGGTACAGAGACGGCTCAAATGGTCTCAGATCGGCTCACATCGGCTACCGAGAGAACTACAGGACTGTATTTAGGCTCTCCGACTCCAAGAATCCACTCTAAACTCGTGGATCTACCGTCACGCGGCCAAGAATTGATCGATTTCGCGGAAAGTATCAAGCTTCCGCTTCTACCTTGGCAGAAGTTCGTCGCCATGGAAGCTCATCGCGTGAAGCCAGATGGAAGATGGCACAGCCCGCTGGTCTGCGTCGTCGTAGCTCGTCAACAGGGTAAGACTACGCTTATGAAAGTTCGGGCCTTGGCTGGTCTGTTCTTATGGGAGAACGGACTCCAGATCGGAACAGCCCATCGACTTACGACATCGCTGGAGACATTCCGAGACATCGTTAACATGATCGAAGAGAACGAACATCTGGCCAGACAAGTCAAGCGAATCCGTTGGGCGCATGGATCAGAAGAGATCGAGCTTAAATCCGAGTTCGGCGGCGGTCGGTACATGGTCAAAGCTGGCGGTTCAGCTGCTCGCGGTATCTCCAAGCCCGAGACCGTCTTCGTGGACGAGACCCGCGAACTCAAAGACGAGTCGACGTGGGCTTCTCTGCGCTACACGATGATGGCGGCTAAGAATCCGCAGCTGTGGACACTCAGTAACGCAGGAGACCAACACAGCCTAGTTCTTAACGCACTACGCGAGCGCGGAATGAGCGCAGCTAAAGGCGACGACATCGCTTACTATGAATGGTCATCGAACTACGAAAAGATCGACGACACTCCCGCATTCTGGAAAGGTGCGGCGATGGCTAATCCAGCACTTGGCCACACTGTCCACATCGATAACATTCGGGCCGTTCTTAACGATCCGCCAGATGTCGTAAAGACGGAAGTCCTATGTCGCTGGGTTGCTACGATCTCGGCAGCTATTCCAGCCGAAGAGTGGAATCAATGCGGAGAAGAAGGCTTAGAGCTTGATCCAGAGAAGACGACTTGGCTGGGCATCGATGTAAGTCCTAATCGTCGCGACGCTGCGTTAGTAGCTGCTCAACAGATCGACGATGAGCGATTCTTCGTGAAGCTCTTACACACTTGGCATAATCCGATAAACCTTGACGATAAAGCAATCGCGAACGACATCGCTCCCTATGTCAAACAGTATCCAGTCGAGACAGTGGCTTATTCTAAGAGAACGGCGTCGGCTATAGCTGCGAGATTAGTTCCCGCTGGGATTCCGATCTCAGACATCGACGGCGCACTGTATGGCCAAGCTTGCGACGAATTGTTAGGAGCGATTACATCGAAGAGATTACGACACGACCCGAAACAGACAGAACTCTCCAAGCAGATCTTATCAGCTGCGAGACTTCCGTTCGGAGATGGTGGCTGGACTATCGGGCGGAGAGCTTCACAGTCGACTGTCTGCGCGACGGTTGCGACTGCACTCGTCACACATTACGCGACACGCCCGCCGATGGATCTTGACATCATGGTCGGATAGATGTAAAGGCTTCTCTAGAATTGTGGCATGGGATTACTCGATCTATTTGTTCCGACGGTTAAAGCTGCGTCCCCAGAAGCTTCTATCAGTATCGAAGCTGCGGAGTCTCTTTATCCTGTAAACACTCTTAACTCTCTCGGCGGCTATTACATTATGGGTAATCAGACCGCTACTCGTACGGAAGCGATGGGCGTTCCAGCTCTAGCTCGCGCGCGTAACATTATCTGCACGACTCTTGGATCTTTTGAGATGCACACTCGCAACATCGCAACAGGCGAAAGAGTGCAACAGCCGCGCGTCATCAATCAGCCAGATCCGCGAATCGCTGGCTCTGCATTCTGGTCATGGTTAGCCGAGGACATTCTGTTCTATGGTTACGGATACGCGCGTGTAATGCAACGTTACGCCGACACTGGTCGCATTCAGGCGATGGAAAGAATCGATCCTCTTCGCGTAACTGTTCAGACTAACGGCAACGGAACAGAGATCGACGCTTATGCAGTCGATGGCCTTTACATTGATCCGAGCGAATTAGTCGTCTTTACTGGACTCGATGAAGGAATCTTAAATCGCGCTGGCCGCACTATCCGCGCAGCTTCGGCGTTAGAAAAAACAGCTTACGACTTCGCGATAAATCCTAATCCACAGACGATCTTAAAGAACTCTGGCGTAGCACTTCCTAAAGATCGTGTAGCTGCGTTAGTTGCAGCATTTAAGAATCGCACTTCTAAAGCTGTCACATTCTTAAACGGTGACGTATCTATCGAGACTGTCGGATACGATCCTAAAAACTTACAGCTCAACGAAGCCCGGGGATACCTGGCTTTAGAACTCTGCAGAGCCGCGGGCTTACCCGCTTATTTTGCAAGTGCAGAACCTAATAGCTTTACTTACTCGAATGCAGTTAGCGAACGTCGTTCGTTAGTAGATTATTCACTTCGTCCGCTTATGACTTGCATCGAGCAACGAATGAGCCTTAGTGATTTTACTCCACTGGGACAAGAAGTTAAGTTTGATCTTGATGACTTCTTACGCGGTAATCCAATGGAACGCGCCCAAGTTTACGAAATACTAAATCGAATCGGTGCTATGTCGATCGAGGAAATACGAGAAGAAGAGGATCTACTTCTATGAAAATCACTACACCAATGAACATCACAGCGGCCGATTCTAACTCGCGCACTATTAGCGGGCGCATCGTCGCATTCGAGGAAGCTGCTAACGCATCGACTGGGAAAGTCGTATTCGCGAAAGGATCAATCGCTCCAGCTTCCGTAAAGTTAAACTTGGAACACGATCGCACTCGTCCAATCGGTAAAACTATGGACATGACACTAAATGAAGATTCGATCGATGCAGTCTTTAAGATTACAAACACTACAGCGGGAACGGACGCGCTTACCGAAGCGATGGACGGACTTCGCGATGGCTTCTCCATCGAGTTAGCTGTAGATGATTACATCATGCAGAAGGACGGCACTATGCGCGTTCTTGCTGGAGAATTAACTGGCGTCGCTTTAGTTACAGAGCCAGCGGTACGTTCTGCTCGTGTAAGTGAAGTAGCGGCAACAGAAGGCGAAGAAGTCGCCGAAGAGATCTCCGATTCCACAGTGGAAGAGGAAGTAACACCAACAACAGAAGGAGACGAAGTGGACAACACCGTCACAAACGCGGAAACCGTCGAGACGGTCGAAGCTGCTCAGTCAACAACAGCCGCAGCGAAGCCAATCGTAGGCGGATCATTCACCAAGCCACGCTTAGAGTTCACAGCTGCTAAGTATGTCGAGAACACAATTCGCGCAGCGATGGGCGACGATTCAGCTCGCCAGTACGTTCTCGCAGCAGATAACACAACAGATAACGCAGGTCTAGTACCTACTCGCCAGATGGCAGAAGTAGTTAACGGACTGTCAACACTTATCCGTCCATCTATCGACGCAATCTCTCGCGGAACTCTTCCAGATGCGGGCATGAGCTTCGAGATTCCTAAGATCACAGCTGTTCCTACTGTTGCAGTAGCTAACGAAGAAGCTGGGTTCTCGGACACAGATCAGAACTCCGCTTTTATTACTGTTCCAGTAAAGAAGTTCGCTGGACAACAGACTTTCTCTGTCGAATTGCTAGATCGTACTTCTCCAGCATTCTTCGAGGAGCTAATCCGTAACATGGCAGCAGCGAAGGCTAAGGCCGAGAATGCTTATGTCTCTGGCCTTATCTACTCAACAGCTACAGGCGACGCAACAACTACAGCAACTTATCCAACAGCTGCCGAGCTTCTCGGCTTTGTAGCTCGCGGTGCTGCTTCTGTTTACAATGCTACAGCTGGACTTCCTAATGGATTCGCTCGTAACATCATCATGGGCACAGGCCAGTGGAGCAACGCGATGACACTAAACGACGCTGGGCGTCCAATTTATTCAACAGTAACTAATCCTATGAACCAAGCGGGATCGGCTACGCCTACTTCGCTTCGTGGGACAGTGGCGGGACTCGATCTATACGTCGATCCATCACTAGCAGCGACAGACGTCGACGGTTCTATGTTGATCGTTAACCCAGACGCTTTCACATGGTACGAAGGACCTACTTTCCGCCTACGCGCGGACGTAATCGCTTCTGGCCAGATCACAGTCGGCTACTACGGTTATGGCGCACTCGCGACCAAGATCGCAGCTGGCGCGTTCCACAATAACAAGGCTTAATCGCCAACAGTCAATCATCGCCTAGTTCGCTCCCGAGCTAGGCGAGTAGTAGAAGGGAAGAGCTAATGCCAGCCATCATTACAGCTTCACAGCTGCGGTCCGTCCTAGGCGTTAGTTCTTCTCTCTACGACGATAATTACTTAAACGACATTATTGACACAGCCGAGCAAGCGATTCTCCCGCTGCTTATTCAGAACTCGACAGCTGTAATCGAGTACGAATTAAAAGATAACGTAGCGATCTTCTACACTCGACGCGTCCACACTTTCGTCGTCGGACAATCGATCGTCGTAACTGGTCTTCCAGCTCCATTTACAGCAACTCACACTCTTACAGTAGTTACAGACAGTTCGTTCTCCGCAGCTCTTACGAGCGCAGACGTTACTCGTCGCCAGATTATTCCAAACGGCACGGCCACTCTTAGCGGTTATTCAGCTGCGACTCTTTACGTCGGAAACTCATCGATCGAGTCCGCTATCTACGCCGTATCTATCGAAGTTTTCCAATCACGAACAGCCGCGGGCGGTCAGATCGAAGGTCTGGACTTCCAGAGTTCTCCGTATCGAATGGGCCGTAGCTTGCTAAATCGAGTTATCGGGCTTCTCGGTAATTACATCGATGTCGACACGATGGTCAGCTAATGCCAGCTTCTTCGATTCTAACAAGCGTTCGCACTCCACTAAAGACAGCGATCCAAGGTGTAGCGGCTAATACTTACGACTCCGTTCCAGAAGCTCCCATCGTTCCGTTCGCAGCGGTTACTCCCAGCGTTCCGTATCTTCAGCCTACGTTCTTAGGTAAGTCGAACGTAAAGCTAAAAGTAAATCTAGTAGTAAGCGTAGGCGTAGCGATCTACGACAATCAGAGCGCACTCGATAATTGGGAGAAGCTCGTAATTAGCATTCTGGCGGCCGTTCCGTCAGGGTATGAAGTCGGAGACGTATCGAATCCGATTCCGTTAACGATAGGCGCGTCAGAGATTCTCGCGGGCGAGATTCAGCTTTCGACCTATTACACACAAACAAACTAAGGAGAAACAATGGCCACGACCGTCATTACTGGACGCGATCTCGCTATGACGATCGCGACTAAGAACTACGACGAGCAAGCGACAAGCGCAACGCTTTCATGCGATGTCACTATCGAAACTTACGACACACTTTACTCGAAGGCTTATAAGTCGATCGATTCACAGTGGACGTTCGATGTCGAGATGCTTGCAGACTGGGGCGCAACAGATTCACTCTGCGAAGCTCTCTGGTCAGCTGCGGAATCAGCACCTAACACAGCTCTAGCGGTATCGCTTACAGCTGTAACAGGCGCAGTTTTCGCGTTTAATGTTCTGCCACTATTTCCAAGCGTGGGCGGATCATCGCCAGACGCTCAGACTGTTAGCATGAGCTTTACAGTTATCGGAACACCTACAGAGACATTTAGCTAAAAATAGAATCGGGAGCAAAACATGAAGCTAGAACTAGAAGTCCAATACCTATCGGGAGACGTCGTTACTTATGTAGCGGCTGTCCCAGAATGGGTTAAGTGGGAACGAAAGTTTAACGCGACAGTAAACGAAGCAGAATCTAAACTCGGACTCGAAGGGCTTACATTCTTGGCTTATCACGCTATGAAGCGCGAAGCAGCTGGGAATCCTGTAAAGCCTTTCGAGATCTGGGTAGAGACTGTAGAAGGAATTACTAGCAAGAAGACAGACCCAAAAGCTGGGCCGTCGGAAGCTTAAATCGAATACGGATCGAAGTCGCAATAGCGACCCAGATTCCGATGAGCGAATGGCAGACGGCGGAAGATTTACTTACAGCTATAGAGATCTTGGAGAGGCAGAATGGCAGACACTAAAGGCCGCGGCACTTATGCCATTACTGTCGATCCTTACGAGTTTAAGAATCTTCTTGGACTTCTGGGATCATTTCCCGCGGAGTATCAACAGCTAGTTCGAGATCGCGCCCAGCCTATGTCTAAGAGATTAGCGGGCCAGCTCATGATGAGCGGACTGTCTGCTCCAGCTCCACAGACGAAGTTAGTCGTCCAGACGATCAAGTCTCCACGCGATCGTCTTATTCGCGTTGACATCGGTGGCCCTAAGAAGGTCGGTCGTCCTTATGGCGGAGAAGCTTCTAAAAGCGGTAAAGGCGCAAAGGTTCGTCGACAAGCTGCGCCAGCTGGCGCGCTGCTCTGGGGAACAGAGTACGGATCGCATGGCGGCGTTGACTCAATCGGCCGAACATTTACCAACAGATTTAAGACTCCTTACAATAAACGCGGCTACTGGATCGCTCCAGCGGTCGATTTCT